TTTATGAATGGCAAGAGTATGCAAATCACTTACAAAACCAGAACAAGGATATCCTCATCGAGAACATCGTTCTAAGGGTGGCCGTGTAGTAGGTTTGTTTTATAAAAAGAGTCAGATAGAAAAAAGAAGACGCAGAAATAAAAAGAGACAAGTTTTAGATTTTAGAAATGGTAAATTAGTTAAGGCTCGAAAGGGCAAGTGGATAGTTTAATGGATAAAAAGAAACAAGAGATACAAAATTTAGTGAAGAGTATGTATAAGGATGAATCAGGAAATCCTATCATTCTTACTCCTACTCAATGCGAGATATTCGCTACTATTTCGATGAAGCTTCATCCTAGAAATCATTGTATGATTTTTACTCGTTATGGTAAGTCTCTCACTACAGCTCTAGCAGTTCTTACTCGTGCTTCTTCTTATCCTGAGAAATGGGCTATTGTGGCCGGAGAAAAAGAAAAAGCTAAAATCATTATGAGTTACATCAACGCTCATATTTTCGATAACGAATACACAGCTTCAAGATTCCGTATGGATAAGGGAGACAGTGCTGAAGCTATTCGTAGAAATAGAAATAAGAATCACATCTCCTTCGATGTAGGTAATGGCCTCATTGGGGAGATTTTTATTTGTTCAGCAAGTCAGGCTCTAGGATTCGGTGCGAAGAATATCATCGAAGACGAATCAGCTTTGATTGATGACAATGACCATTCTCTCGTAATGAGAATGCTTGGAGATGATCCACACAATAACTTCCTTTTCAAAATAGGAAACCCATTTGCTCGTAATCACTTCTTGGATTCTTACAATGACCCTGCTTATCACAAAATAGTTATCGATTGTTATGACGGAGTTAAAGAAGATAGAATCACTCACGAGCTTATTGAAGAGAATAGAAAGTATTCTTTCTTCAAAGTTCTCTATGAATGTAAGTTCCCTACAGCTGAAGAAATGGACGATAAGGGTTGGAGTTATCTTCTTACTGAAGAAGATATCGAGAAAGCCAAGAAGAGGTGGGAGACAGCTGAAAAGTTCGGAATTAAAAGATTGGGTAACGATGTCGCACGAGGAGGGCGTAATTTCAATGTATATGCTCTCAGGGGAGATGATTACGCTACTATCTTGAAGAAAGACCATAACAATGACTTAATGGCCGTAGCAGGGCAAAATATCGCATTTATGCAAGAACATCACATCTCGCCTGAGAATGTTTCTGTCGATGATGTTGGATTAGGTGGAGGTGTTGTTGATAAGATGAAAGAAGAAGGCTTCACTGTAAACGCTGTTAAAGAAGGAGCTAAGGCTACAGAGACAACTTTGAAATGGAATCCTAAGACGAAGAAGGAAGAAGAAATGCCTGAGTTTGCGAATATGAGAAGTCAGCTCTATGCCGGTAAGAATGGACTCGCTATTTGGGTAAAGACAAGAGGAGCTTTAGACCCTGATGTAGATTGGAGCGAACTAACAAAAATAAAATATAAAAAGAATGGTTCAGGTTTGACAATTATTATGTCGAAAGAAGATATGAGAAAGGGAGGAACAGAATCTCCCGATGTGGCCGATTCTCTTATGCTTACTTTCTTCAAGTCAGACATCGGAATCGAACAGAAGAAAAAGTTCAACGCTCCTGACCCACAGGCAATCCTTAATCAAGGGAAAAAACTTTGGGGATAACCTAGCTTGACTTTTATTTTTATGATATAATTAAAACATTACAAACTAATATATAAATTTTTTTTAATGGCAACGACATTCAAAACAAAAAGTTCTCTCCCCATTGCAACACAGCAAGAGATTGAGAGAATATTAGCTATCAACTCAGGGCAAAGAACAAGTAGTGAGACAGCATTTCTTACTTCTCTTACTCCCTATCTTACAAACGAAATAATTCTCGCAAAAGCAAACGGAGATATTGTTATCGCTGAAGGTTCGGAAGTTCCTACAGGTGCAACAGGTTTTATAAAAGGTGCTGAATTTATTAAGACAGATGTAACCGGTCTTGTTATTACTTTCAAAAATATAGGAGATAAAACTTCTGCTGTATGGTTGGCAAGTATTGAAGGCGAAGGAGTTCCGGTTGATTACACAGACGGAGACCCTGTAGCTACTGGCCAAGATTACGCTCTTATTGGTTCTAAATATACAGACATTCTTACTGGTATTATTTATGTAAATACTGGAGACGAAGACGAGCCTGTATGGGAAGCATTAGCATTTGTCGCTTAATTAAAAATAATCTTATGAATGGCAATTAAAAAAGAAGTTCTCAAATATGATGATGTCGAAGTGTCTTTAAGGACACAGAAATATTGCGAAGGTGCAATATCTTATCAAGAACGCAGACATCCTGATTGGAGAGAAACTTATTCTCTATACCGTGACACTATATCAGTAAACCGATTGACTCAAACTCAAACGGTTAATGTTCCGTTGATGAAAGAAACTATTCGAACTATTCTTTCAAAGACAGATGAATCTCCTGATTTGTATTACGAGTCTCTAGATAATAATAAACAAGGAGAAATATTCTTGAATGAATATTGGAAATGGTGGGTTATAGAAGACCGCTTTGAGATTAAAGATATTGTTGATAAAAAACAAGAGGCTCTATATGGCCGTTCAACAATGAAACTTAATCTCTTTGACGGAAGACCTACGGCTGAAGTTCTAGAACCTTACGATTGGATTTGTGATAGATATGCTGATCCTTCAGATATCGAGAATACAGCAATGTATCAAGCTCACATAAATATCTATCGTTCGATGTCTCAGATTAAAGCTAACAAGTTTTATGATAAAGAAGCTGTTACAAGACTTCAAACAGCTTATGCTACATCTCTAGGTTTGATAAAATCAAAAGAGAATGTAGAACAGATGAATGCTCGTAACGAAAGACTTCAAGATATGGGAGTTCCTGATATTGATAATCCTGTTCTTGGAGAAACTTATCTAACACTTAAAGAACATCATATAAAACTTTGGAGTGAGGAAAGAAGTAAACTTGTTATTTGGGTTAGAATTACTTGTGATAACGAAACCTTAATGATGAAACCTCTCGAAGATATGTTCGGAGTTAATTTCTATCTATTCACTTCTTGGGCTGATGATGTTGAGAAGACAGATTTATATTCTGACGGAGTAGGAGACATTGTTAGAACTCCAAACAAGATTCTTAATTCTTGGTTCTCTCAAATGGTTCAGAATAGAACACTTAGAAACTTTGGAATGACTTTCTATGACGCTACGGCTGATGAGAAATGGATTCCACAAACTTACGAACCTGTTCCTTTTGGTTGGTATCCTACAGCCGGAGACCCAAATAAAACAACTAAGCGTGTAGAGATTCCTGAACTATCAGAGAGTATGGACGAAATGCAATTCGTAATTTCAATGGTAGAAAGAGCTACAGCTTCTACGGCCACAGAAAAAGGAACTCAAGAAAGCGGAGATGTTACTCTAGGACAGATTAAGCTTATGCTTCAATCTTCTAACGATAGAATTACATCTATTGCAAAGTTCTACAAAAAAGCAAGACAAGAGTTCGGGGATAAATGGTATCGCTTAGTTATGGCGAATGAGAAGTGGATTAAGCCGGTAGAAGTTTATAAAAAATCTTCTAAAGGAAATTACTTCAAAGAAACTGTCGCTCCTCAAGATTGGAAAGATGAAGTAGGATATATTTGTAAGGTTGTCTCAACATCAGAGAGAGACCAAAAGAATATCGAATCAGTTCAGAAGATTCAAGCTGTATCAGGAATGTTCCCTGAGAATGTTCCATTAAAGAGAATCTTGAAGAAGAGAGCGTTAGATTTGGTTGAAGGATTGACTCAAGAAGAAATAGACGAAGTTCTTGATTTTGATGAGACATCAGGTGCAGAAAATCTTCCTAACACAATGAATAATCCACAGCCTAAAGATATGGTCGCAACCAAATAATAATGATATAATATATAAAGTTAATGAACGAACTACTCGCAAAATATAATATAAATAGAAACAGCCTAACTACAGACGAGTTAATCACTCTAGAGAAATGGGCTAAAGCTATTACTGGAAAACAGATATCCGTTTTTGATGTCACACAATACATCAATTCTATGATAGAAAAACTCGAAAGAGAGTTACACGGATATGATACAAAACCTATGACATTCGCCAACTTATTTTTTAGTAGACGCAGAAATCGTCATCTAGAAGCTAGGTTGATGAATTATGTAATGTTACGAGACTTTCTCACAGCTCCCGAAAGGGCTAGGTCGTATGTCGAGAAACAGCTTGAGAGCTTTGCTCCCAAGAAATAATTATAAGATTTAATTCAAAGATAATTTTATGGCAGACAATATAAAAGATTTACCTTTCGAAACTCAAGAAGTATTAAACTTCATTTTGAGTCTCGATATAGAGGAACTTTCTGACGATCAAAAAGAATTCCTTATGGCTCGAAGAAGTTACTTGAATGCGGAGCAAAAAACTAAGTATTCAAAACTTATCAAGTTACACGAGGAAGGAAAGCTCGTTACGAAAACAGAAGATGAAGACAATCTTGAATCTCTATCTTTAGCAAAACTTAAAAAGATTGCAAAAGAAGAAGGAGTAGATATCAAGAAACTAAACAGCGTTAAAGAAATAGCTGTTGCTATCAAGAACGCTCGTGAAGACGCAGAATAATTTATTAGTGTAAGTTAATTGCCAAACCCTCCTAGTGAGGACGGCCAACAAACACAATGGCAGAAAATGAACATTTAGAAAACGATATGCTTGAGAGTCACAAACTTGAAAAGCCTATCGATGTCTTCCCAAAGAAGACGAGTCTAACTCCTGAAAATGGAACGACAACTGACAATCCTGAGTCAGAAGAAAACAAAAAGGAAAACGGAGAAAGTATCACTCCGAATAAGCCTGAAGGTGGCGAAGGTAAGACGGAAATAATTCCTGAAAAACCTGAGTCTAAAAATGAGACAACTCAACCGGCTAAGCCGACAGAAGTCAAAAAAGATGATCCTGATTACAAAAAGAAGTTTTCAGAATCAACTCGAAGGAATCAAATCGTTGAATCACAATTCAAAGAATTGCAAAAGATACTTGGGGATATTACAAAACAAGAAGTCCCTACCGATGAGGAAATGGTAAAACTTATTCCTGATTGGGATTACCTAAGTGACCGTGAGAAGAACAGTGAAAGAAAAATGGTTGTCATCGAAAGAAGACAAAACCACATTCTAAACACTATTGGAAACATTGCCAACGAAACTGAGAGTGTTGATAAACTATCTCAACTAATCGACAATGAACCTCGCTTGAAAGGAAAGGAAGATGAATTCTATGAGTTCGCAACTAGACCTAACAATAGAGGAGCTTCAATGGAAGTTTTAGTTAATGCTTTTCTTTTCGAAGCTACTCCGATTACTGAAGATAAACCTGAAGAGGATAAACTGACTCCTGAAGATACCCAGCCTTCTTTAGAGAGGGGAACAGGAGGAGGAAATATGTTACCTCAGAAGCCTATTAAGAAAGACGGAGAGATGTCTCCTGAAGAGCTTAAATTATTACGAACTCAAAACCCTCGCAAATATAACGAGATGATTCGTAAAGGTCAGATAAAATAATTTCACTCGGTTACACTTCATTAAATGAATAAAATTGAATGAGCGATTTTGGAACAAATGTTGGAGAGAAGTTCGCAAAGAATACTCTCAAAATCTTCTTCGAGAGAGCAATCGCTCCTGATATCACAAATCAGGACTACGAAGGCGAAATCAAAGGAGGCGGTGCAGATAGATTGAATGTTTTGACATTCGGTGCGTTAGGTCTTAAGAACTATACAGGCGTTGCGATGTCTGTTGATACTCCACAAGAAAGTGAAGGAGTTCTTATTGTTAATCAAAAGAAAGCTTACTACTTCCAAATAGAAAGCTTCGCAAAGTTCGCTTCCTATGTAGATGACGCAGAATCAACTCTCATCTCTACAGCAGGAAAAACTCTTGCTAAGACTATAGACGGATTCGTATTAGGTCTTTATGGCGATGTTGCTTCAGGTAACAGAGTAGGAACAGACTACACAACTGGAACTGTAACTGTCACAGTTACAACCGGAGCTGTTGTAGGAGACGGAACTACTTTCACTTCAGCAATGGTTGGCCTTGGATTCAAAGCTACAGGTCATACAGCTTGGTATCGTGTTAAAACATATACTGATGCTACACACATTGTTATTGAAGATGACTTCGATGATATTACTTCTGCTTATACCGGTGGAGCAATCGGAGCAGGTGCAACTTATGTTATTGAAGCAAACACTCCATTGACTGTCGCAAAGGCTACTATATTTGATTATATCGTTGACCTTCAGACAAAGCTTGATGAAGATGAAATCCCTGAAGATGATCGTTGGGTAGTTC